CCAAAAGATGATTTATTAAGATCATACGAACAAAATACTAGCACGATTATATCTGCTAAAACACCTGGTCTAATTACAGAAAACTCAGTACCAAAACTTTAATGATTAAGGTTAACTTTGTTAGAGGAGAGGAAATTATTCCTGTCCAGGTAGACGAGGGTATGACATTGATGGAAGCTGCTAGAGATTATTCTAAAGAAGCCATTGATGAGATACCAGCTGATTGTTCAGGTTGTTGTGCATGTGCAACTTGCCATGTAATAGTAGATAGAAACTGGACACACATAATAGGTCAACCTAACCAAGATTCTACGGAAACAGATTTGATTGAATATGAAAAAGGTTACGACCGTATGCAAAGTAGATTAGCTTGTCAAATTAGTTTAGAAAAAAAACATGATGGTTTGGTTGTACATCTATTGGACAATCATAAACTGTAAGTACATTGGGGGATTAGCTCAGTTGGGAGAGCGCCTGATTTGCATTCAGGAGGTCGCAGGTTCGATTCCTGTATCCTCCACCAAATTAAATTATGATAAAAATTGAACTAGTAGATATAATGGGAAATGACTTGACAGTAGTAAATGCTGCTAGAGTAAGTTATTCAAAGACCAAAAAATCATTTGAGCAATCAGATGAAAAACTTATCAAGTATCTCGCAGAACATAATCACTGGTCACCTTTCGCACACGCAAGTTTACAATTTAGAATTAAAGCACCAATTTTTGTTGCAAGACAATTAGTAAAACATCAAATTGGATTGACTTGGAATGAAGTCAGCAGACGTTATGTAGACTTCCCACCTGAACTATACAAACCAGACAAATGGAGAGGTAGACCAAAGAACTCTAAACAAGGAAGTGATGGTGAGATAGAACTAGATCAAACAATTAATTATAGTATGGAATCAGCTATGGAGAGTTGTCTTATACTTTACAATACATTATTACAAAAAGGTGTAGCGCCAGAACAAGCACGTATGGTATTACCTCAATCAATGATGACTGAATGGTATTGGTCAGGAACATTATACGCATTTTCTAGGGTATGTAATTTAAGATGTAAACCAGATACACAAAAAGAAACTAGAGATGTTGCAGATGAGATGTATAAAATCTGTGACGAGAAGTTTCCATACAGTTGGAAATACTTAACAAAATAAATTATGAATTTTTATAAAAACGTTATTGAACATAGAGGTAAGTTACTTGTTCGTGGTATCCACGAGGGTAAAGAATACAAAGAGAAGATTGATTTTAGTCCAACTCTATTTGCTATCTCACAAGAAGATTCAAAGTTTAAAACGTTAAAAGGTCAAACATTAAAACCAATACAATTTCCTAGTATATCAAAAGCAAGAGAATTTAAAAGAAGTTATAATACAGATAACTCACCATTGTATGGTATGGATAGATACCAATATCAATATATCGCAAACGAATATCCTGAAGATATGGTATTTGATAAAGAACAAATTAAAATATTTACAGTTGATATAGAATGTACAGCTGAAAATGGTTTTCCTGATATAGAAAATCCAACAGAAGAACTACTAGCAATAACAGTTAAAAATCAATCTAATAAACAAATCATAACTTGGGGTACAGGTGAATTTAAAACAGATAGAACAGATGTAACTTATATAAGATGTAAGAATGAGAAGTCTTTGATTATGGAGTTTATGAAGTTTTGGATTAAGAATTATCCAGATGTTATTACTGGTTGGAATACAAAATTTTTTGATATACCTTATTTGTTTAATCGTATTAGAAACTTGGTAGATGAAAAAGTATTAAAAAGATTTTCGCCTTGGAATTTAGTTGAAAGAGAAACCATAGTTGTAAGAGGTAGACCTCAAACTCATTATGCTATCTTTGGTATTTCTATGTTAGATTACCTTGACCTATATCAAAAATTTATACCAACAAAACAAGAGAGTTACAAACTTGATTACATTGGTAAAGTAGAACTTGGTTTACAAAAAGATGAAAACCCTTATGATACATTTAGAGATTGGTATACTAAAGACTATCAATCATTTATTGATTACAATATTAAAGATGTAGAAATTGTTGATGCTTTAGAAGATAAACTAAAACTAATTGAACTAGTCTTAACCATGGCATATGAAGCCAAAGTAAATTATACAGATGTATTCTCGCAAGTAAGAATGTGGGATATGTTAATTTACAATTACTTAAAAAAAGATAATATTATTATACCACCAAAGGAAGATAATATTAAGGAAGATAAGTACGATGGCGCTTATGTAAAAGACCCAATCACAGGTATGCATAACTGGATTGTTTCCTTTGATATAAACTCACTATATCCACATTTAATTATGCAGTATAATATCTCACCAGAAAAAATCATTGGTGTAAAACCATCAGGCATTTCAGTTGATAGATTGTTAAATCATGCGACACCGTTGACACATTTAAAAACTGAAGGCGCTTGTATTACACCAAATGGTGCTATGTTTAAAACAGATAGTCCAGGGTTTCTACCTAGACTTATGGAGAGTATGTACAATGATAGAGTTAAGTTTAAAACTCTTGCGTTTCAAGCAAAGAAGGAATATCAAAAGACAAAAGACCCTGCAACTGCTAAAGAAATATCTCGTTGTCACAATATACAATGGGCGAAGAAGATTGCTCTTAACTCAGCTTATGGTGCGATAGGTAATCAATACTTTAGATACTATGATGTAAGACAAGCAACTGCTATTACATCATCTGGTCAATTTGTAATTAGATTTATTGAAAAGAATGTAAATGAATATATGAATAAGATATTAAAGACACACGATAAAGTTGATTACATTGTTGCGTCAGATACAGATTCAATTTATCTTACACTAGACAAATTAGTACAAGCAACTTGTAAAGATAAAACAAAAGAAGAAACATTAAAATTTTTAAACAAGGTTGTTAGTAGTAGAATAGAACCTTTTATTGATAAGTGTTTTGATGAACTTGCTGAATATACAAATGCCATTAAACAAAAAATGGTTATGAAACGAGAAGTAATTGCTGACAAAGGTATATGGACTGCGAAAAAAAGATATATGTTAAACGTATTAGATGAAGAAGGTATTACATTTGAAGAACCTAAACTAAAGATTATGGGTATTGAGGCTGTGAAGTCATCTACACCTGAAGTTTGTAGAGGAAAGATTAAAGAAGCTATCAAACTTATAATGACTAAAGGTGAAGATGAACTACAAGCGTTTGTTGCTGACTTTAAAAAAGAGTTTTATCAAATGACAGCTGAACAAATATCTTTTCCTAGGTCTTGTAATAATTTAAAAAAGTATAGACATAGTAGCAATATATTCATTAAAGGAACACCTATTCATGTTAAAGGTGCTTTAATATATAATGAAAATCTAAAACGATTTAAGTTACATAGAAAGTATCCACTAATACAAGAAGGTGATAAGATTAAGTTTTTAAAATTAAAAGAAGCTAATCCATTTAAGTTTGATGTAATAAGTTATGTAACAAAACTACCTAGTGAATTTACATTACAAGAATATATTGATTATGATATTATGTTTCAAAAAACGTTTTTAGACCCTATGAGTTTTATACTTAACTCTATTGGTTGGACATATGAAAAGACAGCTAGTCTGGAGGATTTTTTTGTATGATAGATAAAGTAAAAATAGTAGATAATATTTTACCTGATAACTTACATGAAATGTGTTATGAATTAATAATGGCTGAACCATTCTGGAGTTTATCTCAAACCTCAGTACCTGAGGCAACAAGAATGATTGGTACAACAGTATATGATGTAGATACAGGTTTAGATATGGGAAATAGAGCTCATGTTTTATCAGCTGTAATTTATCAAATGATTAAAGTTAAAGTACCAACATTGTCAAATGAAATAACAAGAATATTGATAGGTGCTAAAACAGCATTTAATATAGACGTACCACATACAGATCATAGAGATGCAGATAGAACTTCAGTATTGTTTTACTTAAATAGAACTTGGAATAAAGAATGGGGTGGTGGTATTAAAATTGATGGTACAGAGTATGAATACAAACCTAATAGAGCTTTAATTTTTAAATCTAATTTAATGCATGCAGGTACTGGTGGTAATGGTCCAGGCTTTAGAACTTATATAAACTATGTGGTAAAAGATGTATAGTTTTTTTATAACATTAGTTTGTATTCATTGGGGATTTGCCACGGGTAATTTACTTGCGATAAAAACTGATTGGTCTATACCTAGATTTTTATTAATTGTAATACTAATAAGATACTTTTTTTTAACTTATGGATTTTAATACAACAAAAAAACATGGAGTAATATATGCGGATCCACCTTGGACATTTAAAACGTTTAGTGACAAAGGAAAAGATAAAAGTCCAGAAAGACATTATAGTTGCATGTCTTTGTCTGACATTATTCGGTTACCTGTT